CCTTGAAAAAGCCCCGGAGGGATATTTTGTGGAAACTTTTTATATTTTCCCCGACGGTCTAAGGGGCTCAAACCAATGGATTAATAGGAGAGACCCGGTGAATCTCTCCCTCCTTTCACGAGATACCACAATTCCATGTTTGAGTCTCTTAGAAAGTCGGGTGAAAGTAAGTGAAAGGAGCATACAAGTTATGGCAAAGAAGAGACAACTATCTGATTCGCCATTAGAACAAGAGGAATTCAAGTCTCAACTCACTGGCACCTCACCGGATGCTATTGAGAAAGAGATGGTTGCACTAGCCGTAAAAGAAGTTGAGTACCGAATTCGAAACCATACAGCTTCTTCACAGGAATTAGTGCATTATCTTCGGATCGGATCAGAAAAAGAAAGATTGGAACGAGAAAAATTAGCAGCCGAAGTCGAATTGCAGAGAGTGAAAGCCGAAGCCATAGAGGCAGCAAAGAGTTCTGAAGAACTTTATGGCCAAGCTATAGAAGCAATGAGACGTTACGCTGGAGTGGAAGGAGAATAATTATGGGAGATGTATATAGAATACCAAGATCAATGGATAAAAAGTTCAGTGATGCTTGCTTTGAAGCACTATTACGAATAAACCCTAGCGATTTATCTCGTAATCTTAGTTCATTTTATACTCGTCCTGCATACCAGTACACTAAAGCTGAAGTGGGTGGTTTAAGATGAGCTTCTTAACCTATCAGGAACTAATCCTCCTCCCTACCTTCGAGGAAAGGTTCAAATACTTGCAACTTAATGGCCGCTGTTCAGCAGAGACGTTCGGCGGTCATAGGTTGCTCAATCAAATGTTATACAGATCACCACAATGGATGGATACAAGGCGAAGAGTAATCCTTAGAGATATGGGTTGTGATTTAGGTATTGCAGATAGACCAATACAAACGAAAGTCTTAATACATCACCTCAATCCAATTACTATCGAACAGGTTACAAACTTCGATCCGTGTGTATTTGACATGAATAACTTAATCTGTTGTAGTCATGCAACTCACAATGCAATCCATTATGGCAATCTAGATAACATGATTCCAACAAATCCAACAGAAAGGAAGCCTGGTGATACTAGGCTATGGTAAACAAGAATGAATCAGGCTGAAGTACTATGCCACTCATCAGGGCCATTGAAACACGAATATTTTGCAGAAGTAATCGCAGCTAAAGAAAACTCATTAGAGCATCATGGTGTCCTCGGTCAGAAATGGGGCATAAGACGTTACCAGAATAAAGATGGATCTCTTACAGCAGAAGGTAAGAAAAGGGCAGCTGAAGGTGCTGAAGGAGTATCTAAGGTTCTCAAAAAGGGCCAGGCTGATGCTCGTAACATTCGTATAGCTGGTAAGGTAAAAGGGTTGGCAGCATATACTACATCCACAATTGGCGGAACAGCTGCTGGAGGAGCGCTTGGAAGTACGGCTGGGCCTGCTGGAACTATAGCAGGAGCAACTACTGGTGGTTTAGCAGGGGCCGCTGCTGGAAGAGCTGCTAATGCTCTAATTAGAATGCACGCCAATGAGAAAGCAAATGCATTATCACAGGAGTATCAACTTCTCGGTCAGAAGATGATGGAAGAGTATTCTAATAAGAAAGTTAGAGATGTATTGGCTAAGGAATATGAAAAAGATTACTCCGATTGGGTTGATGCTCATGATAATTTCCAGCGAGATAGCAAATCTAAAAACGTAAGAGATGCTGAGAAGAAGGCTGACGATAAACAGTTTGAATCTTACAGTAAGCTTAAAGATGCTGGAGCTACAGATAAAGATATTAGCAAAATACACGATGAAGTTCTTAAAGCTAAGAATAAGAAAAAGAATTAACCTCACCGGAGAAAGGAGGGTAAGATGGCAGTAAGCGATTCAATATTACTTGATGTAAAAGAAGCGGTTGGAATAGTCGAAGGTTATACAGTATTCGACAGACAACTAATAACGTACATCAACACAGCATTTTCGACCCTCCACCAACTCGGAGTAGGTCCTAAAAACGGATTTGAAATAACTGGCGAAACTGAGAAGTGGTCAGACTTCATCAAATCCAAACGTTTCAACATGATCAGATCTTATGTTATCGAAAAAGTCCATGTACTTTTCGACCCGCCAACAAGCTCTATAGCAATGGATGCTTTAAACAAGCAGATTGCAGAAGACGAATGGCGTATTAACTCAGAAGCAGAATGCTATGGAGAGGAGGATGCATAATGTACGAAGGAATAGACGAGCAGAACTCGACAGAGTGTTTGGAGCATCATGGAATCCTCGGCATGAAGTGGTTTAAAAAGAACGGACCACCATATCCATTGGATTCTGGAGATCATTCTGCTGGAGAAAAGGCAGCAGCTAAGGCAGCAGGCGTATCAGTTGGCTCAGATTCAGGAAAAGGGTCAATCGAGAACGTTAAAAAGAAAAAGTCTAAACCAAAGAAAGAACTTACTCCAGAAGAGAAAAGGGCAGCAGCTCTAGATGCGGCAAGTAAAGGCGATAAAAAGAAGATCGCTAAGAATATGGATCAGTTAACGACTGATGAGCTCAGAGATGCAAAGAATAGAGCAGAGCTTCGTGACGCACTCTCAAAATCAGACCCGGATAAGAAGTCCAAGGCTGATAAGGAGAAGGAAGAAGCTATCAAGTCAGGGGATAAAGCAACTATCCAGGCTTATGCATCTAAGATGACTTACAACGAGTTGGCAGAAGCTATGAATAAGATGAATCTTATGGCTCAGCTCAACCACGTTGATCCGCCGCCAACAGCTATGGATAAACTTAAGAAGGCTGCAGAGGCAGCAGGTAAGTTTAAAGACGCTGCAGAAAAAGGTATTGGTGCTTACAATCAGGTTGCCAAGGTCATAAATGCTATCAACAAAGATACTAAATGGCCAATCATTGGTGAGAAGCCAAAAGAAGAAAAGAAGGAAGATAAGGATAAAGAAAAAGAGCAGATGAAAGAGGGCGCTAAGAAAGTAATAGAAGGCGTTACTAAGTCTTACGAGGAGCAGGCTAAAGAGAAGTTTAAGAATGCTAAGACTGACTACAAGTATGATAAGAAGCTTGAGGATTGGAAGGCTAAGCAGGATGCTAGGAGAGCCAAGGGTGAGGATATCGAAGACGATGATGACGATGATACACCGGCTAGATCTAATAGCTCACCTTCACAATCAACTTCTACAGAGAGTAAAGCGTCTACATCTGAGACTAGTAGAAAGTATACACCTGAAAAGGCCCCAATACTTAAGAAGACTTATTTCAACACTAAGAAAGAAGAGCCTGCTAAATCAACCGAGCCAACGGAAGAGCAGAAACGACTCTTGGAGTCTGAGAGGAAGAAGGATGCTGAGTATCTCAATCAGATGAAGATGACTACAAAGGCACCTTCGTTTGATGAAATCTTCTCTGAATCATACAAAGAGTCTCAGCGCAATATGTCTTTTGAGAAGGCTATGGAAGAATACGACTGGCAGGATGCTTACGATTACTATATGAGACATTCGGAGGTTTAACATGTTATCCAATACGGCTACACCAAAGTATTATGGTAAGTTCCGTACAGATGTGCTTCTTGGATTAACTAGGGTAAACGAATTGGTCTCATTAGAGATGAACCGTATTGATTATCTAATAGCTAATCCAGAATTCTACTATGATGATTTGGCAGTAGAGGGTTGGATAGCATATTGTGAAGAGGAGCTTACACTAACTGATGGGTCCGATTTCGTTATGACAGACTCATTCAAACTCTGGGGTGAAGAAATCTGGGGCTGGTATTACTTTGAAGAGCGCAGAGTTTGGAATCCCAACGGTAAAGGTGGTGGAAGGGGTTGTTATGTTAAGAAGCGGTATAAGAAAAGGCTAACATCAAAGCAATTTCTTATTGTAGGTCGAGGCGCTGCAAAGACTTTGTATGATACTTGTATTCATGCATACTTCTTAAACGTTGACCCATCCACAACTGTACAAATTGCAACTGCACCGACAATGAGACAAGCTGAAGAAGTATTGTTCCCATTCAAAACGGCTATCACTAGAGCTAGAGGTCCACTATTTAAGTTCCTAACAGAGGGATCGTTAAATAATACAACTGGTAAACAGAAGGATAGGACCAAACTAGCGTCTACTAAGAAGGGCATTCAGAACTTCATAACCAATTCGCTACTATGTACTGTACCTATGACAATCGATAAGTTACAAGGTAGAAGAGATAAGGTAGCGTCAGTTGATGAATGGCTTTCTTGTGATATAAGAGAAGATCCAATTGGTGCAATTGAACAGGGATCGTGTAAAGTACCAGGTTATCTGATAATGGCAACAAGTTCTGAGGGAACCGTCAGAAACGGTGTTGGTGACACGATCAAAATGGAGCTTATGAAGATCCTAAAAGGAGAATACTATGCTCCATTCGTATCCATTTGGTGGTACAAACTAGATGATGTAGAAGAAGTAGGCGATCCACAGATGTGGATTAAAGCAAACCCTAATCTCGGTATAACCGTCGAGTACGAAGCATACCAGAGAGATGTAGAAAGAGCTGAACAGAATCCTGATGCTAGAAACGATATTCTGGCTAAGAGATTCGGAATTCCTATGGAGGGCTTAACATACTTCTTTACATTTGAAGAAACAAAGACCCATGGTAAACAATCATTCTGGCAGATGCCATGTTCATTAGGCATTGACTTATCACAAGGTGGCGACTTCTGTGCATTCACCTTCCTATTCCCATTAAGGTCAGGATCTTTCGGTATAAAGACAATAGATTACATAACCGATTTCACTATGAGTAAACTCCCAGCAGCAATGCAGCAAAAATATCGACAATTCGAGAATGAAGGTTCTCTAGTTGTTATGGACGGAACAATTCTAGACATGATGGATGTATACGATCATCTCGAAGGTTATATAGCACAAACCGGCTATGACGTAAGAGCTGTAGGATACGATCCATATAATGCCAAAGAGTTTATAAGTCGTTGGTGTGTTGAAAATGGAGAGTTTGCTGTGGAAAAAGTTATACAGGGTTCTAGAACCGAATCTGTTCCGCTTACCGAATTAAAGAAGTTAGCAGAAGAGAGAATGCTACTATTTGACCAGGAGTTAATGAAATGGACTATGGGTAATGCAATGATTATTGTTGATACCAATGGAAACAAGAAGCTGCTAAAGAGGACATATGAGGCTAAGATCGATGCTGTAGCCGCAATGATGGACGCCTTAGTAGCATACAAACTGAATAAAGATGCATTTGAATAAGGAGGCAGCATGGGATGTAAAGGTTATTAT